ATGGGAGTGGACTGGGATTTACACCTGTTGAGCCCGCTACATGGCGTCTTCGGCGATGAACACGAGTACCGTCCCAAAGACGGTACTGCTCCTTTCACGATTAACGGCATTTTTGACCGTGGGTATGCCCAGGCCGCTGAAAACCTTGATGGCGACTCAGTGATTAACACGTCCAGTCCGATGCTCGGTGTACGTGATGCCGAGTTCCGCAAACTGGGGAAATCTCAGCCTGAAGTATCTGACCGCGTGTTTATTAAAACCGTCGGTGGTCACGTCATTAATCAGTTATTCGTGGTGTCCAATGTCGAGCCTGACAGTCATGGCGGATCCCGCCTTGTTCTCAATGTGGTGAAAGCACGATGAAAGCATCAGCTATTCGCAAAATGGTGGTGACGGCGCTGGTCGGGAATACCGATGCCGGCGCCCGTGTTTATTCTCCGCGGGACTGGCCAACCTCGGCGGCGCTTTATCCGGCGCTGCTGGTACAAACCCCGTTTGACCATAAAAAGGCGCAGGGGCGGAATACGCCGGCGTTCACCACGGTTACCACCGTTCGTATCACTGGACGCGTCCAGGAGTATGACGGGGAAACTGATGATGACGGCGCCATGCGGGCCGAGGAGGCTCTGGAGGACCTGCGTGAGCAGGTGGAAAGGGCGGTCATCAACAGCTACGAACTCACCCGTAAAATCCAGAAGTACGCGGAAATCCGTTCGACGATTGACGTTGATGGCGATGGAGAAGCTCATCTTGGCCAACTGCTGTTCGAGATCGATATCGAACATTATCAGGGGCCGGAAGATTTTTACCCCATCAACCCGCCTCCGCTGGAGGGGATCGATATCACCGTCGAAATGCCGGATGGCACCCCGCGCCCTGGCCTCAGTATTAACCTTCAGGAGTAATCCATGTTTGTAAAACCAAAAGACGGGATTAGCGTTCGCTGCCCCGTCCGGGGAGAGCCCTTGCCCCAGGAGGGCGGGGAAGTTCCGGATAATACGTTCTGGCGCCGTCGGTTGAAGGATGGCGATGTCAGCCTAGTGCTGGAAAAAGGTGTGAAGAACACCGCTAAAAAAGAGGACGCTTAAATGACCGTTCCGTTTTCACGCGTACCCGGTAATCTCCGGACGCCGTTGTTTTACGTCGAGTTCGACAACTCTATGGCCAATACTGCGACGGCGACGCAACGAACCTTGCTGATTGGCCAGATGTTGGCCGCCGGTACGACGCAGGTCAATATTCCCGTTAAAGTTTCCTCCGCCAATGGTGTTAGTGAACTGGCCGGCAAGGGCTCGCAGCTACATGGCATGATGACGGCCTATCAGAAGAATGATACGGCCGCTGAAATCTGGATCCTGCCGCTGGCAGACGACTCCGGGCCAATGGTGGCCGCGAAGGGGAGTATCAAGGTCGCGTCACAGGCGTCTGAGACGGGCGTAATCTCTCTCTACCTCGCCGGGACCCGCGTGCAACTGACAGTGCTGGCTACCGATACGCCGGCGCAAATTGCTACGGCACTGGTGGCCGCCATCGCCCGTAAAACTGACCTCCCGGTTACAGCAGCCGTGAAATCGGATGCGACCGACACGGTAGAGCTGACGGCAAAAAACAGGGGGCTTCTGGGTAACGGGATTGATATTCGCCTTAACTACCTGGGGACGCAGGGCGGTGAATCGATGCCGGCAGGACTCGCCCTGACCATCACTGCGATGGCGGGCGGCGCCGGCGCGCCTGACTTTGTCGATGCGCTGGGCAACCTGCAGGATAAGACGTTTGATTTCATCATCAACCCCTACGACGATACCGCCTCTCTCGATGCGATGAAGTCGTTTCTGAACGATGCTTCCGGCCGCTGGGCGTGGGATAAGCAGCTCTACGGGCACGCCTTTGGCACAACATCGGGAACCTATGCTGAGCTGGGTACGAAAGGTGAGGCCCGAAATAACCAGCATGAAACGCTGCTGGGCGTCTATCTTTCTCCAACGCCTCGTTATATCTGGTCTGCTGCGCTGACCGGAGCCATTGCCCCGAGCCTGCGTAATGATCCGGGCCGTCCGCTGCAGAGCCTGCCGGTTTATGGCGTACTGGCGCCAGATCTGCAGGACCGTTTCGAACTCACTGAGCGTAACAACCTGCTGTATAGCGGCATTTCAACGTACACCGTCGCCGACGACGGGACGGTCAACGTAGAAAATATCATCACCACCTACCAGAAAAACAGTTATGGCGATGAAGATGACAGCTATCTGCAGGTGGAAACGTTGTTCAGCTTGATGTTCGTGACCCGCTATCTCCGCACAGCGGTGACCAGTAAGTTTGGACGCATGAAACTGGCTGCTGACGGGACCCGTTTTGCACCGGGTCAGCCCATAGTAACGCCCAACATCATCAAAGCTGACCAGATCGCCGAATACCAGACGCTGGTGTTTAACGGTTACGCCCAGGATGCAGAAGCGTTCGCGAAAAATATTATCGTTGAACAAAATGCGTCCAATCCGAACCGCGTTGACGTGCTGTGGCCGGGAACGCTCATCAATCAGCTGCGTATTTTTGCGCTGCTTAACCAGTTCCGCCTGCAGGCTGAATCAACAGGAGCGTAAAAGATGGCCGGAGATACTTCTAACCGCATTGCGGGTACCGCCTATGTCACTGTAAACGGCGTGAGCGTGATGGTGGAGGGGTCATTCAAATATCAGCCTTCCACGGTAAACCGCACCACGCTTACCGGGATGGACGGGGTGCACGGATATAAAGAAAAACCGGTTGCCCCGTATATTTCTGCTCGTCTGCGTGACAGTGGTGGTACTAACGTAAAAGGGTTTAACGACCAGACGAACGTCAACGTGATCGCCGAGCTGGCGAATGGTAAGACCATCATCGGTCGTGCACTCTGGACAGTCAACGTTCAGGAAGTGGAAAGCGAGGATGCCGTGTTTGATGTTCGCTGGGAAGGTCGGGACGTGACGGAGAACTAAGATGGCAGAAATCGAACGCACCAAAGTTATTCCTCTTATCAAGCCGCTGGCAGATGAGGTGCAAAAAACGCGTTATGAACAGCTGGAGCTGAAGGCTCCGACACTCAGCCAGGCCGAGCAGTTTTATGAAAAACAGGCCTCGTCCACTTCACTGGCGGCGATGCGTTTGCTGATCGCACTGGTCACGGATACGCGGGAGAGCGTACTTCAGCCAATGGACTTTATCGACTTCCGTAAGTGCGAGGATTATTTGCTCGGTTTTTTGACCTGGAAGCCCTGACTGCCTGGCAGGAAACGGCCGCTGACGTCACGTTCTTTTTTCGCTGGACAGAGGACAGGGCATGGGGCATGACCTATGCTCGTCTGAAGTGGTGGGTATCGCAGGCCACCCGCATCAATAAACTCAGGAATACCAAACCCGATGAGTAATTCTTTCGACTTTGAGCTGGTGGCCGGCGATCAGGCGACGGAGGCCATTGAGCGTATCAATGAGGCTATCCGCGATCTGGAGCCTAAGCTGGATAAAACAAAAGAGGGGCTCCAGTTAGGAGGGCAAGAGACCCTCGATGGCCTTAACGGTTTTATCTCCCGCTTCGAAAATCTGTCCAAAAATGCCCGTGATAACGTGCAATATATCGGGGATATGGTCCCTCCTCTGAAAATGGTGGGGGAACTCGCAGGCAAACTGGGGGCGCTCGGGGTGGTCGGTGCTGCCGGGTATGGTCTGAAACAGGTTGCCTATGGATTCCGGGAGGCATCTCGGGAAGCTTACAACCTTGATACTGCAGCTAAAAATGCCGGTATGCGAGTTGATGATTTTTCCCGCCTTTCCGGGGCTATGCGTATTCTGGGGGCTGACGGTGATAGCGCAAATACCTCAATCGAGGGGATGGCTAAAAGCCTGAAAGAAGCTGCCAGCGGGGCGAATGGTCAGGTGCTGGGGGCGCTGGCGCAGATTGGCGTTCAGATCCAGAAAAATAACGATGGATCTGTCGATACGCTGAGAACGCTGGAATCAATCGCCAGGGTGTTCCCGACATTACGACCTGACCAGCAAAAATCGGTTTCGGATGCGCTCGGCCTGACGCCTGAGATGCTGGCGTTGATGCGAGAAGGCGTCCGGATGAAAGCGTTGCTGGCTAAATCGGATGAACTGGGTTTGACGGTTGATCCCGAGCTCAATCAGAAACTTTCCGCCATTAACGGCACGATGAATGAACTCGGTGCCGCATGGGACGGGCTGAAAAGTCGCTCTAAAAACTCGCTATTCAAAGGTCTGCTTTCTGATGGTTCGGTAAAAGACGGGCTTGAAGGAGTCACAGACTTATTCTCTCATGGTGACCTGACCGGGTTTTCACATGCGCTGGGGTTTGTCAGCAGCAAAGATGCCGATAAATTACGACGCATTCAGAGAGATAAAGCGCTGTATAACACGCTTACCCGGCGCGAGCGTGGGGCAGTTGATGCGGGCATTATGACGGATGCCGTCAGGCAGCGCTACGATGCGCAATACCGTCCTGGTGATCTGGCTGAGCAACTCAGTAATGACTTATCCATTATCCTGCCTCCGGGTTCAGCAACTTCGCGCGGGAATGCGAACTACAACCAGCCGTCAAACCAGGCATTGGGTCTGAGAAATAATAACCCTGGCAACCTGAGGGTAGCGCCTAATGCGACGGGTGTTAATCGTGGCTTTGTCACCTATGACAACAGCAATGATGGACTGGCGGCGATGGCACGGCAGCTGATGTTATATGGCGATCGTGGCAATAATACGCTGAACAGCATGATCCACACTTATGCGCCACGTTCAGAAAATGATACTCAGTCCTACATCAACTCCGTCTCGGCCGCTACGGGATTTCAACCTCAGCAACGAATGGATCTCCATAATCCTGAAGTGCTTAAGTCTGTCATGGCCGCCATGATTCAACATGAGAACGGTGCGCAGCCATATTCTGAAGATGATATACGGGCTGCAATTCAGACGGCCATCAGTGATCCTCGCTGGTCAGGTCTTCGTGATAGCAGCGCACTCAGCCAACAGAGACAGAACATCCTCGGGCCTCAGCCTGATACCTTTGACAGCTCTTCTATTCTGACTGCCTCAGGCAACGGGAGGGATACAGCCAGTGAAAACCTGACTCGATCCCTCAAAGAAGCAATGGCCGATCAGAAAATGAAGCTGGAAATCACTCTGGTGAATGACAAAGGGGAGAAGAAAACCTTTAACGTCCAGGATGACGGTCGAATAACAACCGCTATGAATTTCTAAATGCCATCAGCCGCCTTACAGGCGGTTTTTTTATTCCGGAGGCGTGATGCCAATTATCCAGGATGCAATCACTACCCTGATGGGCGGCAGCGCCAGTGATGACTGGCAAAGCCAGTTAAATCCCTGTTCTTTCCGTGGTGTGCCTTTTGCGATTCTTAACGAAGAGGGAAGCCATGGGCGCCGGCAGGCGGTCCACGAATACCCCTATCGGGACACGGCCTGGATTGAGGACATGGGGAGGGGAACACGACGTTTTATTATTCGTGGTTTCCTCGTTCAGAACAGCCTGGTTTACGGTGGTGGAGATGTTATTTCCCAGCGTCTGGCGTTGATTGCGGCGTGCGAGGAAAAAGGGAGCGGGACGCTGATGCATCCGACCCTGGGGGAGATGACGGTGTCCATTCCTGAAAATGGGCTGAGGATCTCCGGCTCCGCCGAGTCAGGTCGTTCTTTCGAATTCACCCTGATGGTGATCGAGTCCGGCCTCAAAGTTTTCGCTGTTACTGGCAACACTGCGTCGGGTGAGACGGTCAGGACCAACTATCTGAAGCTGGTCAGCACGGCAGTGCTCAGCACTATCGCCCGAGTGAAGAGTGAAATCCGTGGGGTAACGCAGGGGATTAACACGATTAAGGGAACGATCACCTTCTGGACCAGCATGGTGGACAGCACCATCAGTGAGGTGACCAACGTCAGCAACGTGCTGAGCTCAACTTTTGGTAATAATCGTTACGGTCGCTACAGCAAAGGGGCTATTGGAGGGAGTTCATCGGGGTTGAAAGGGGATCGGGATGCTGATGATACCGATGATTATCAGGCGCTTTCCGGTCAGGTCACCGCTCAGGCGGTTATGGACCGTCAGGGCGTGCTGGACAAAACCACTAATTTGAACACCTCGACGACCCCGGATGCATTTGTTCAGGGGGTTGCGGATGTCGTTAACGCTATTCTGGACAGTGCCGGTGGTGTGAACGACAAGATTTCGGCATTTGAGAATCTGGCGGCCTCGATCAGTACGGAATACCAACGCGCTGAGAGCAGCCAGCAAATTGCGGCGACGATAAACACGCTCATTGTCATTCTATGCAGTGGCGCCATGACCGCTGCCGCCGCAAACGCCAACCCGACCAGTCGTGATGAGGCGGAAGATATTACCCGGCGCGTCGCCACACAGTTGGATACGGCGCTCATTCTGGCCGGGGACCGTGGTGATGACGAACTCTATAACGCACTGATGCAGGTCAGGGCGTCATTCCTCAGTGCAATGGATCTGATTTCTGCAGGGCTTAGCGAGCTCATGCAGATTAATACCGCCAGCCCCTTGCCCGCGCTTGTGCTTGCGAATCGTCTTTACCAGGATGGCTCCCGCGCGAATGAGTTAATTCAGGAAGCCAACGTGCCACATCCGGCATTTATGCCGATAACCATGAGGGTGTTGAGATAATGAGCGATCAGGATGTCGTATCTCTCAACGTTGGCGGAAAAATCATTGAGGGGTGGGATTCGGTACGGGTGACCCGTGGGATAGAGCGCTTTCCCTCCGATTTTGACTTAGGCCTGATGGATTATTTCCCCGGCAGTGGTGAAAAGCAACTGGTGGAAGAAGGGATGCCCTGTACGGTCAAAATCGGTAACGATCTGACTGTCACCGGTTATGTTGATGACTGGTCGCCCGCTATTTCCCGCTCCCGGCACGAAGTCCGGGCGACGGGCAGAAGTAAGTGTGCGGATCTCGTTGACTGTTCAGCTGAATGGCCGAACAACGTTATCAACAGCAGTAACGCGCTGGAAATTGCGACCCGTCTGGCGTCGTATTATGGCATCTCGGTGACAACGAATGTGGATGACCTGGTTAAGGTTCCCCAGTTCACATTGAACTGGGGTGAGTCTCCGCAGGAAATTATCGAGCGTGTCTGCCGCTGGTCAGCGTTGCTTTATTATGACCAACCTGATGGAAACCTTCGTCTTACCCGCGTGAACGCTCGCCGGGCCGCAAGCGGTGTCGCTGAAGGGGTCAATATTGAGCAGGCATACTATCGCCGCTCCATGGCTGACCGCTTCTCTGACTATGTCGGCGTGTCCATGAGCATCTCCCCGATAGCCGGCTTTTCACCGGACACCGCCTATGACTCCGTGACGCTGGCCACAGCGCGAGATCCGGAAGCTGCCGATATGCGATACCGCAAACGGATCATTATTGTGGAAAGTACGCTGATGGCGTCACAGCAGGCTCAACGCGCCATTGACTGGGAAATGAACCGGCGTTACGGCCGCTCCCGGCAGTTGACCGTCACGATTGATTCCTGGAGGGACAAAGCCGGCGCACTCTGGGAACCAAATACCCTGATCCCGGTACACCTTCCAACCCTTCAACTCCCCGACACGGAGATGCTGATTGCGGAGGTGACTTATATCAGGGATGGCGACGGTACCCATGCCCGCCTCTACCTGATGCCGCCGGAGGCATTCGCCATTCAGCCATACGCCTTTTACCAGCAGATCCCAGGATTGAATCAATGAACCAGAACTTAAAAAAAGCCGCAACCCGTATTGCTGGGTTACTGGGGATTGGACGCATCACCAGTCAAAAAGATGGTGGTGTGGTTCAGGAGGTTCAGTATCAGACTCCTCTTGAGGTCGCCAGCGCCCCGCGCTTTGCTGATTTTGGTTTTTCTTCCGGTCTGCCGGCTGGCACGGATGTCGTGCTGGCGTTCCTGGGCGGTGACAGGTCAAGCCCGGTGGTTATCGCCACTAATAACCAAAAATATCGCCACGCTGATCTCCAGCCTGGGGAATCGGTTGTTTATAACCAGTGGGGTCTGAATATTCACCTGACGGAAAACGGCATTTTCATTGATGCCAAAGGGAAAAATGTTGAGGTCAACAATGCAGCCACTGTCACCATCAATGCCAGTGAAAGCATCATGGCCAACACGCCATTACTAAAATGCACGGGCGATATCGTGGACAACTGCGAATCGAACAGTAAAACGCTGAAACAGCTGCGTGATGCCTATAACGATCATGACCATGATGTGAAAGAAGTTCAGTCTGGCGAAAGCACCATCACCAGTGAAAAAACAGCGGAGCAGGTGATTGAGGCGGCCGAGGTAAACGATGAGTGATATTTCATCCTTCTGGAATGTCGATGAGATGCACGCTGACTGGCAGGAAAACTTCGGCGTGCTGACTTCCGGCAATGATATGCAAACCGCTGTTTTGATCAGCCTGTTCACAGACGGCCTTGCGCGCTCGGATGACCCGTATGAAGGTACTGACCGCCGCGGCTGGTGGGGAGATCTGGATAACGAGAAACCTATTGGTTCACGGCTCTGGTTATTGCGTCGCGAGAAATTGACTCGTGACGTTGCCATGCGGGCAGAACAGTACGCTGAAGAAGCGCTGGCGTGGATGAAAAATGACGGCATCGCCCGGGACATTCAGGCCACCTCGGAAATCATCTTCCCCAACAGGCTGAACTTAATTATCCGTTATCTACCACCGGACGGCGACTGGCAGGAGTTCAAATACTTCTGGTTATGGGAGCAACTGAATAATGCCATTTAAACGAAAAACACTCAGTGAACTGCGAACCGACAACCGGCAGTTCATGCAGGCAGAGCTGGAAAAGGTGGGGGCATTACTCCGCTTCGGGAATCTGAAAGTGCTGGCAGATATGGATGCCGGGATGGCTCACCTGCACTATGCCTACCTGGATTATATTGCCCGGCAAACGAACCCGTTTACGTCCACAGAAGAGTGGCTGGCGGGGTGGATGGCATTAAAACAGATTTATCGCAAAGCGGCCACGGCCGCCCGTTCGCCTGCAGCGCGTATTCCTGGCACGCCGGGTGTAACGTTAAAAAAGGGGAGCGTCCTCAACCGCGCAGACGGATACCAGTACACTACAGATGCTGATGCCCTTATTGATGCAACAAAAAATGCCTCTGTATCCGTTACCGCTGTTCTGCCTGATATTTACGATGATGTGACCGGTGGCGGGAGTCGCGGGAATGCAGACGCAGGGACTGTGTTAACTCTGGATGCCAACGTGCCGGGGATTGACAGTACCGTGACGCTGACAGAACCAGCAACAGGCGGTGCAGACATTGAAAAGGAAGAGGATTTCCGTTTGCGTGGTTTGCTCGCGTATCAGAATCCCCCGCAAGGGGGTAGCGATACCGATTACCGCACCTGGGCGCTGTCCGTTTCAGGTGTGACCCGTGCATGGATCAGACGCCGAGGGATGGGGCCGGGAACCGTTGTGATTTATATTATGTGCGACGGTGAGGACACAACGAACCACGGCTTTCCGGTCGGCACAGATGGCGTGTCGTCGCTGGATGACTGGGGCGCAACAAAGGCCACCGGCGATCAGGGGAGAGTGGCCGATTACATTTACCCGCGCTCACCCGTCACCTCCCTGAATTACGTTTGCTCACCTGTTCCGGGCATCATTGATTTTGAGATAAGCGGTATTTCCAGCGTCGGTAGTGAAACAACAACCGCGATTGCGGATGCTATAGACAGCGTATTTTTTGAAAATGGTGACCCACTTGGCACAGGGAAAATTTATCTTTCCGATATTAACCGGGCTATTGGTGATGTCGCTGGCACTGCAGGTTTTATTCTGGTTTCTCCGTCAGCAAATATTGAGCCGGGTGTGGGGGAGTTACCGGTACGAGGTGAGGTGAATTATACATGAGCCTCTTCACAACGGATGACTACCGGCAGGCGCTGCAGGCGCTCATCCCTACAGGCCGGGCGTGGCCTCGTGACCCTGATACAGTTCAGGCTGCCGTTCTCATGTCTCTGGCCGCCAGCTTCCAACGCAGTGACAATGATGGACTGGGGATACTGAGCGGCGCTTTCCCGCAAACGGCAACAATCATGCTGCCAGAGTGGGAGAAGGCCCTGGGTTTGCCTGATGACTGCTCGATCGGGGAAGTGGATACGATCGCCAAGCGCCAAAATGCTATCGTCTCAAAATTCATCAGCACTGGCGGCCAGTCGAAAAGTTACTTTATTGGTATCGCCAAAGCGCTGGGCTACAACATCACAATTAAAGAATATCGCCAGGCGCGTTCCGGCCTTTCTGTGTGCGGGGATGGGCTAAATGGCGATGACTGGCCTTTTGTCTGGCTGGTGGAGGGGGAAGAAACCAATATTTCCTATGCGCGTGTTGGGTTGAGCTATTGTGGTGATCCGCTACGCTCCTGGGGGAACCGGCAACTTGAATGCCGCCTGTCTGCTCTTTCTCCTTCCTATACCCTAGTCAAGTTCGGGTATATCTATTTCGGGTTTAATGATGAAGGGGTTTATGAAGTTACCCCGGAATTCGCAACGATATTTGATATTGCCTCAGGGTACATTTCTGCAAATTAAAAATATTAAGGTTAATTATGAAAAAAGTAGGAAGTACAACGGACACAGCTGATTCCAATGGTGAATATACTAATGGTAACGTTGCCAATGGTGTATCGCCGACGATTATCAATGCTGAGATGCTGAACACATTTCAGCGTGAATTGGTTAATATGGTTGAAGGGGCCGGGATAGCGCTTGATCCTAATGATGATGGTCAGGTTATTAAAGCGTTGGATAAAATTATTGATGATAAGTTTGATTGTTCGATTTCTTTTAATGGCTATCAAAAATTTGCATCGGGTTTAGTAAGGCAGTGGGGGCGCACTTCTATAACGACGGATTCAGATGGGAATTTTTTGATAACACCTGATGCTGAGTTGTTTACACAAGGTGTTTTTTTTGGACGATTGGACCTTGGAGAGTCGAGCTTTACTGGTGTGAGTCGTGTAATTGCTATCAATACATATCCAAATACGACTTTAAAGAAGAATATCAATGGTTGTGCCAGATATACGGATAATGGGGCTGTAGTGTCAAATTCAAACATATTTGTGACTTTTGATGTAATAGGGAAATAACAAAAGGGAGCTTTCACTCCCTTTTGAATTTACTTCAGTGAATAAATTTCATTCAAAACGCTAGGCATTGATGCGGCTCCACCAATGTTAATTTTTATTGTTTTATCATATTCGTCGTTAAATAAAAAGAACATAACCCCAGCGATGTTGTCATGCTTTGTTTCTTTCATGAGATTTACCGCTCTCTTGACTTCGTTTAAAACACGAAGTTCGATTAGTTTTTCTGGTTGTCCATTTTTGATATTACCTTGAGGGTCAAACTCCATAACACCATTGCTGCTTGACTCTGAAATCAAAACTATCTCGCCATTGGGTGAAGTGTTTTTTATTTCATTTTCTAATAATTGCAATACAACACCCATGCGACATGAATACAAAGAGTCAAGAACTTCTTTGTCTTTTTTTATATCACCCTGTGTTGTATTCATTGAACCCGTTCTGAAAAAACTGAGTTCGGATTTTATATCCCGCATTGCCTTTCCAATAAAAACATTGCAACTGTCTTCAATGTTTTGGGAGGCTAACCAAGTAGGAACGTTATCATATAAGTTATCAAGCAATATTGTTGATAGATAAAAATCGAAGCTATAGATATCAAATCCTTTAGGTATTCCACCCTCAGTATAGATATTACCGGCAGAGTCGTATGTGGTTAGCCTGTTTCTCTCGATTATTTGCAACCATTCCTTTTCTTCATCGGTTGCTAGGTTGTCTTGTTTCTTTTTTAATATTTCATTGTAATGATCATCTATTGTTTTTACATAATTGACAGATAGTGAATCTAAGTTTTTGGCGAATGATTTATTAAACATTGCACTCGCAAAAATAACACCAAGTTTTATATTTTTTAAATTGTTGTCGTTAAGTATCTTTCGGGTTGAGTTTGCCACCGACTCTAAATCGGATTTATTGAGTCCATTGAGGTATGGTTCGTCTGCTAAAAATATAGCGGAAATATTGTTTTTATATTCTTTAATGAGCGGAATGTATTTGTTTACCCTAATTTTTAATTCTTCTTGAGAAGGTAATTTTCTTAGTTTATTTTTATCTAAAGGGATGAGCACTTTAGTATGCTCGATGTTTCCTGAGTCTTTATAAGTAACACGAATGTCATTATTATCTCGGGATGTATTTAAAGAGGGCCCAAGATCAAGAAATAGCATTAGATCATTGCTTTTGGCTATTTTTAGATTTTCTTCAAGTTGATTTTCGTTGTAAACATTGATCATGGCGAAGTTTACTTTATCAACAAACTCTTTATTCACGCCACTTGGTGATAAAAAACCAACATCAAACTTATTTGCAAAAGTTACTGTGGGTGAAATGAACATTAAAAATAAAATAAAAACAATTCTCAAGGTATATCTCCATGGTTTTTAGTGTCAAAACAGGTCCGATTATATCCATAAATTATACAAATGTCATTCCAGAAATACAGGCAATATGTCACAGGAAAAAATATGGCCCAAAGATATAACACCGGAAACCCACGCCCTTCAAACAGCATGAAGGACTTAAATGATAACACCCTAGTTTATGACGGTTTTTTGAACGGCGATGATGATGAGGTGATCGATCGGTTTGGCAAAAAATTACCTGCACTCAGAAAAACTGTTAAAGACATAAACCTTGGGTTTGATTTGCAACGGCAAGAGCAGGAAAGCCAGTTCAACTTCTCACAGACTGAGAGAGAGAGTCGATTCCAGTCTTTTTTAGATAGTTCTGGGTATGTATTCCTTGGCGATTACGACGCCGGTCCTTTTCAGTTTAGTGCGCGTAACCAATACACCCGGTACGATAATCAGTATTACCGCCTGAATGCCACCACGGATGTCGGATTTACGACGACCGGTACCGACGCAACCAGTTTTGCGAATGATGTGACTTATTTCGTTTTGATGGACGGTGATACGCTTCGTCAAGATTTAGCTGCACCTGATGGCAACGGGACTAATGAGGTTACATGGAACGCAGCCAATGAAAATTATAAGGCGCCTTACGTAGGGAAAACATTAGAGGTTATATTCAGACATGAACAGGCTGTAGAAGAATATTACGGTACTAAGTATGGCGATGACGGTTCATGGGATGCTGCTTATTTACGTGCCCAGTGGTTTGTATATAAAAGAGGGTTGTCACCAGCTTTAAAGTATCCCGGTGGGAATATTGATATTACCCAGCCTATGTGGTTCGCTCAGGCGCTTGGGGATAAACTTCATGAAATGTATCCCAATGAAGGATTTTATAATCCAGAAACAGGGCGGTATAAACGCGTATGGGATTTGATCATTAATGGTGCGTATTGCCGATCGGTGGACCGCGCCACAAGAGAAAACCCCAGGGGAACCCAGTTTTTTCTGACCACTCAGTCAGTGGGCGATACGACCTATAAAGACCAGGCTGTCATTTACGCGGGCCCCCTGGAGCTGGAACAGCGCAGAATGACCGCAGCAGTTCGTAAGCGGTGGCCTTACACCTATCACCTGAGTAATTTTAATATCGCCGGAGCAACGGCAGATGAATCCGGATTGCCGTGGCTTCACGGATTTTATGCGTTTAACTCAGGGAAAGGAAAAATTACCGGGATTAACGCTGCCGACTTCTGGGGTGGCGGATTTATTCTTGACTGGGCATTTGAACCCATTATTGAGAACTGTCTGGCAATCAACACGGGGCGAATGGTTAATCGCGACTACTATGCTCAGGGCCTTGTTGATGCGGACTATATGTTGTATGCCCCGTTTCAGACGATGTTTTCACCGTCGGGCATTGTGGGCGATAACACTAACTTTGTGCGCGTAACGGACTGTCATTTCGAGGATAACCTGGTCGCCGCTGACGCGATAATAGGCGGCAGTGCATCACCGGTCTGGTTCACGCGCAAACACTATGAATGCGCCACTACTCCTGCGTCGTCAGCGGCTAACACGAAAAAAACGGCACTGGCGGTCGGCGGGTACGGTGTCCGCTATCTGGGCCGGGATTCTGAGCCTGATTTTGACAATACTGCACCTACAGTCACGCCCGGAGCCGGGCAAGGCAATGTCATCTGGGAAGGAGGGGCCATGTATTCAAATACATACGAATACCTGGCGCAGCTGGCGGGATCCGGGACAATTACAATAAATAACAACCTTTCTCCAAATACAAGCAACGTCCGGATCAGGACGAGCGGCACGGGAGCGGCCTTGCGTGGCGTTAATAGCCGGTTTGGCAATATTTCACTTTCCGGAGGTAATTCAAACGAAAATCCGTTAGTGCTCGATTCATGCGAGACTGGCATCATCACGATGTCCTATACGCACCCGGCCAGGTTGAACAATGTTCAGGCTGAAGCTCTGGTCGTTAGCAACCCGTTTACCACATCAGATAAGCCGTGGGTGCTGAATGGCTCATTTGGCTATATCAGCTCGCCGGTGCTGCATAAAGTCCAGGGTACGGTTAGCCTCCTGTCGACCTCTATTGCATCGTCATTCCGGGCAGCTAAAGGCCGCCTGAATATCTCGCATTACGCTTACTATGCAGCCAATCTTCTGGCTCCACTGCAGAACACCCATCACGAAACAGTGTTAACGGTCAGCACCACGCAGCCGTCAGCGGCTCTTTTGCAGGATGGAGATTATAACTATCCAGAGGGAACCGTAGGCACATCTGCTGGACTTCCGGTTAGTGGGCGATCTGTGCTTGAAGTACGGAACTACACGCCTGATGGCTATGTCATTCAGACTAGTATCGGGATAAATACGGGAGCGTTTGTGAAAAATTACCGCGTAATCCCGTATGCGAATGGCGCCTATGGTACGCCAACAGCCTGGACACCACTGACAAATTAAGAGGTAATAATGAGCTTCACACTTTCTGAAACGGTATCCGTCAGTAAATCCTATCCTGATTTATTTCTGGAAATTGCAAACGGGACCGAAACACGAGATGTCACCTACGAAATTACCAATGTGACAGTCAACGGAACGGTGGGGCGTGCGGAATATACCGTTACCACCGGCGGCGTAACGTCCGGGTCTGTGCGGCATTACGATTTCACCTACAGCGGAACGGGGAATCCAACTACTGAGGCCGAGGCGGCGCTGATGGCATACCTTGAGGGTTAATATGGCTAATCATATTATAAAATATGAATACTGTGACGGGGTAAAGTTGGACGTCCCGACAACATGGTGTGGCGCTAAAGGTGATGGTTTTTTGTTCACCGGCGCGGGGCATGCCGTTATGTCTATCGAAAGTGGAATGACGACGAGGCCATGCAAGGCATGCATTAAAGCGATTCAGAAACTTATTAATAGCTACTAACCTATTAGTCGCCCCCATCATCATGTTAAATCGAATCTCATCCACATTCGTCAGTTAGTTTAAGTCATTGTATTTATTTGATTATTTATTGGTTTCTGAAAATTATGAAGGCTGGCATGTAGACAGAAGTGTATTTCTGTGGTTAACATCTCCTTACATGTATTGACACATCTATTGATAAATTTTAAATCAAGTCACTGGTGGGGGCGCCATGAGCAGTATCAAATATCGGAAGGATATTGATGGTCTACGTGCGTTAGCGATAATCCCGGTATTGCTTTATCATGTTGGATATTCTTCTTTTAGTGGTGGTTATGTTGGTGTTGACGTATTTTTTGTGATCAGTGGCTTTTTGATTACAAAAATATTAATGAGTGACATGAATAACGGCACTTATAGCTTGATAACCTTCTACGAAAGAAGGATTAGGCGAATTCTACCAGCGTTGACATGTGTAATAATTTTTGTTTTATGTGCTTCACCTTTTTTTTTGGCTCCAGACCAATATTCATTCCTTGGTAAGGAAGTTGTTGGAACTCTTCTTTTCTCCTCAAATATAGTTAGTTTTTTGAAGTCTGGGTATTTTTCAACTGATGCCGAGCAAAGGCCGCTGTTACACACATGGTCACTTGGAGTTGAAGAGCAATTCTATATAGTAATTCCGGTGATTCTCTATTTTTCGTTTAAATACTTCAGAGAAAAAATAAATATAATACTTGTAATATTAGCATTGATTTCTTTTCTTTTGAGTGTAATGCTTACAAAGATACATCCAACATCCTCTTTTTACTTGCTACACACTCGGTTTTGGGAGTTATGTTTTGGGTCCTTGGTTGCGGTTGGGGTTATTAAACCTGCAGCAACACGATATTATAGAGAGGTATTATCTGCAGGTGGGGTAATGCTTATTCTACTAGCCACGTTTACATTCACGTCAAAGATGGTATTTCCTGGTTTTTTGGCAATCATACCCGTACTAGGAACTGCTCTTATTATTCTGAATGCTGAAAATACCATTGCAGGTAAAGTGCTATCTTTAAAACCATTCGTTTTTATTGGTTTGATTTCCTACTCTTTATATTTATGGCACTGGCCCCTGATTGTTTTTACTCGTGATAAATATATAATAGATTTATCTTTATCGAAAGAGTGGCTAGTGATTATGTCGGTATTGATTGCGTGGTTTTCAACAAGGTTCATTGAGTCTCCATTTAGAAATAAAAAGATTTATACCAGGAATAAAGTATTTAAACAATCAGCGATCGCGTATTCTCTACTGTTCATAATTTCCATGTCTATTTTACCTTTAAATGGATGGACGACTAGGTTAGATGCTGGTAAGGCTGAGATACTGTTAGCAACAAAAGATTATAGCCCAGCAAGAGAGAGATGTCATTTTACAGATGGTGTTCCTTTATCCGAAAGGTATTGCCTGTTAGGAACTGGAAAAATTAATCCTGATTTATTTGTTTGGGGTGATAGCCATCTTGCAGAAATATCCTACGCCTTATCAGAGCATGAGCCTTTATATGCAGCAACCTATTCAGCCTGCCCGCCCGTACTCGATTTCATCTCTACTGAAAGGCCAAGCTGCCATGAGCACAACAAGAAAGTCATGGAGTTTATTTTGAATAGCAAAGATATAAAGAATGTTATCATATCTGCAAATTATAAAAAATATGAAGCAGATGATCGCTATAGTGGATTCCTATCTGGCTTCAATAAAACAATTGAAAAACTTAAAAATGCAGGGAAAAAAGTTATTGTTCTGGGGCAGGTTCCTGTGGCTGGAGTTAATGTTCCATACTCATTGGCTAATGAAGTTCGCATTATAAATAAAACATTTATTTATGATGATAGTACATTTAAAAAATTAAAACTTGATAAGAATATTATTGTTTTCCATTTTGATGATTATCTCTGCAAGAACGGTATTTGTTCGATGCTCTATGAGCAGCACCCTATTTCATTTGATGACAATCACCTATCTTTATCTGTGGCTAAGAAAATGGCAAATTATATAATTAAGTTGGCGGATGATAGCAATAGCCAGTAGGTGTGAAATTTTCTTTATAAGCTGCACTTGATCTGAACCTCTTAATGATACTGTATATAAATACAGTATCATTAAGAGGTTCAGATCATGCCGCGTCTATACGAAATTGAGATCGCGTGCCGCAATGCGATTGATATACAGCCTAATGGCCGGCGCATCCTCACCACCAGGCGATTCCTGCAGGAACTGGAGCGGTATAACTGGCACTGGTCTCCACGGCAGGCCAATCAGTGGATAGAGGGCTATGTGACGACGTTCAAAGACGTTTCCACGCAAGAGGGAGATGACAGGACGTTCCAACTCTACAATCCGAACGGAGGTCTATGATGGGCTTCCCTTCTCCAGCTAGCGATTACATTGAGGAAACTCTCACTGTCACAAAACTGTGTCGGATGGACGGCAACTCGCGTGTTGTCAAAACCGACTCCGGCTACACCATTCTGGATATGTCGCTAAGGCCGCAGCCTGGGGATTATGTTCTGATTCGCTATGACGGGATAGCGGATTTTGGCCGGCTGCAGGGGCAATCATTCATTACCAGGGAAGGAGAAGTTGTCGAGGGGGAAGATGTGGAGGTGTTCGGCGTCGTCACGTTCACCGTCAACGATCTGCGCCGGGATGACAGCCCGGTGTAATGTCATCATGCACAAAAGTGTTGGTATACTATGTTCTAGAAAGTGGTTAACTAATTGAAAAAAATAGGCATGAAAGACATCAGATATACCAGTTAATTACGCTATGTTATTGATATGCAAGCTTTCTTCTCCGGTCTTGAAAACCGGCGACCCGAAAGGGTTCTAGAGTTCGAATCTCTACGCTTCCGCCAAATATAAGCCCCAAGCTATTAATTAGCTTGGGGCTTTTTGTTTTATGCGATTTTTGTTGTGCCATTTTTCTTTAGTCTGGAGCGTTCCAGGCTAGCTTGCATCGGATAAAGAATGAGTTTTTAGCTCTGTGTTGATACATCTTCGGATAGGCTCCGGCGATAGAATAGGGAGCACTACAGGCGGCTGGCGATAAGCCGTTTTAGGCGATCGCTTTAGCGACCGCCTAAAACATGGTGACAGTGACACTGAATTATTAACAGGCTCAAGCAGGCCTACGTATCAAATCGTTGAAGTATCAATCACGTAGCGATAACGTGCTTTCTTATTGACAACGCTTTCCCATGCCTCATTAATTTGTTCAGCTTTAATTATCTGAATTTTCGGCACGATTTTATTATCGGCACAATAGTTGACGACCTCCTGAGTCTCTTTCATTCCCCCAATCAGTGAGGCATTGAAGTTAACTCTGGATGCAGCCAGCCCGATCGCGCTTACGGTCAGTTGAAAGCCCTCGGGCATTCCAACCTGGGTAAACGTTCCATAGGGTTTGACAACAGAGACATAGGCCGCAACATCATACTGATAGGGGATGGTGGAAATCATATAATCCAGTTTCCGCTGATATGGCGCCATTTTTTCAGGTCCATCCACCACAATCACTTCTTTAGCCCCGAAGGATAAAATGTCCTGGACCTTGGATGCTGAAGTGGTAAAGGCATAAACTTCAGCACCCAGTGATACCGCCAGCTTGATTGCCATGTGTCCCAATCCGCCGATACCTGCAACGCCGACTTTCGTGCCTTTGCTAATGTTGGCTTGCATTAACGGGGAATAGGTCGTAATTCCTGCACAGAGCAAAGGAGCCGCTTCTTCGAAGCTGATATTTTCCGGGATATGTACGGCGAAATGGTCACGCACGACGATGTTTGTCGAATATCCCCCCTGGGAAATGCCGCTCGGGGAATCCGCCTCGGGGTAGCCATAGGTAAATATTGTCGCAGGGTCATATTGTTCAATGTTTTCCAGACGTTCAAGTTGATTTCTGGAAAGCGTGCTGTTCACCATACATCCGACACCTGCACGATCGCCGGGCTTGAAGCGGGTGACATTTTTCCCGACGGCGGCGACCACGCCGACAATTTCATGACCCGGGACCTGAGGATATTTCTGTACGCCCCAGTGTCCTTTCATTTGGTGAATATCAGAGTGGCAGATACTCGCATATCTGGTCTCTATAAGGATATCGTTATCACCCAGAGGACGACGTTCGAATGACCATGGCGCAAGTTTACCTGAGGTATCAAATGCGGCATAACCACGGGATTTAATATTTTCATGGGGATTATTTGCCGCCAGCGCCGTTAATGGACTATTTAGTAACATGCCCGCACCAATGACGGCACCGGAACGGACAACAAAATCCCTGCGGCTCAACTTGTTATCTTCAGCCAT